ACCCGATGATGGTGGAAGCGATGAAGGAAGCGGCGAGAAACGCGATCGCAACCCTAAAGCCGCCACCCCGACAAAGCGTAAGCCAGTGGGCCGACCTCGAAAGGCGTCTATCCAGTGAGGCATCGGCGGCACCTGGTCGATGGTACACTGAGCGCACCGAATATCTGAGGGGCATCATGGACGCGGCCAGTGATCCAAGCGTCACCGAGATCGTTGTCCAGGCAGGGGCGCAGCTAGGGAAAACCGAGGTTCTGTTGAACGTGATTGGTTTTCACGTTGCGCACGATCCCGCGCCGATCCTGGTTGTTCAGCCGACCGGACAAAAGGGAATGGCCGAGACATTTTCAAAAGACAGATTGGCACCGATGTTGCGTGACACGCCATGCCTCAAGGGGAAAGTGAAAGACCCTCGATCTCGGGACAGTGGCAACACAACCTTGCAAAAGAATTTCCCTGGTGGTCGAATATCTATGATCGGCGCAAATTCGCCGGCGCAACTTGCATCGAGGCCGATCCGAATTGTTTTGCTCGATGAGACAGATCGATTTCCGGCATCCTCTGGATCGGAAGGCGACCCGATCGAACTTGCCAGGAAACGATCGGCGACATTCTGGAACCGCAAAATCTTGATGGTCTCGACGCCAACCAACAAAGGTTCATCGATCATCGAGGAAAGATATTTGGCCAGCGACCAAAGACAATATTTCGCTCGATGTCCTCATTGCGATGAGGCGCAGATTTTAGAGTGGAAAAATGTGCAATGGCAGAAAGATCGGCCAGAAACCGCCGGTTATGTTTGCAATGGATGCGGGGTTTTCTGGTCGGACGCGGAAAAGAATAAGGCGGTTCGGAATGGCTATTGGGAAGCAAGCCAGAACTTTCACGGCATTGCCGGTTTTCAGATTTCGGGCATTTATTCACCCTGGATAACACTCGAGGAAGCGGTTCGAGATTTCTTGAAGGCGAAGAAATTGCCGGAAATGCTCAAGGTTTGGACAAATACCTATTTGGGCGAGACGTTTGAAGTTCAAGGCGATGGCGTCGATGAGGATGACATCCCAGGGAAAAATTCGTTCGACAAAGAGTTTTTGCCGGATGAATGCGTTCTCATCACCGCCGGCATCGACACCCAGGACGATCGCCTCGAGATCGAGATCGTCGGACATGGGCGAGATCAGGAAACTTGGTCATTGGATTATCGGGTTTTATATGGCGACCCATCATCACCCCAGGTTTGGGGCCAACTTGATGCGGTTTTGGCGGAAACCTGGGATCACCCTCGAGGCGTTGAGATGCCGATCCGATGCGCGTGTATTGACTCAGGGGGCCATCACACGAACGCGGTTTATACGTTTGTGAAGCCTCGAGAGGGGCGCAGGGTCTTTGCCATCAAGGGCGTTGGCGGAGAAGGTAAACCGCAGGTCGGAAAACCCTCGAAAAATAATCGACAATCTGTTAGACTTTTCCCAATCGGTGTGGATGGGATCAAGGAATTGGTTTATTCGAGATTGAAGATTAAAGAACCAGGGCCAGGCTATTGCCATTTCCCCGAGGGGCGGGGTGATGAATACTTTTCACAGCTAACAGCGGAAAAGATGGTCACTCGGTTCAAAAAAGGTTATAAGAGGCGGGAATGGGTTCAGACCCGTCCTAGAAATGAGGCTCTTGATTGCCGCGTTTATGCAATAGCAGCGTTGGGGATCATGAATCTCAACTTGAACAGTTTGGCAAATCGTTTCGCACGGGCGGCAATGCAAGACGATGAACCGGATGAAAAGGTAGAGGTTGCACCGGCCAAAGCGGTGCGGCCATCACAGAAGCCAATGCCGAGGCCAGGCGGCGGATTTGTGAACTCTTGGAGATGATGACCGATGGCGAATTTATTTGATGCCGCAAATGCACCGACAACGGAACCGCTCGAAATTGTTGTCGGTGATTTCATTCAATGGAAACGCACCGATCTCGGAACCGATTACCCAAACAATCTATACACCGCGACTTATATCGCCAGGATAACTGGCGGCGGGGCGAGTGAAATCACATTAACCGGCACCGCGTCCGGCGAGGATTATTTGTTTTCGGTTGATTCCGCGACATCGGCGGATTTTATTGCGGGATATTATCACTGGCAACTCGAGATTGTTCGGAACTCTGATTCTGAGCGGATCGTCATCGAGCGCGGGACATTCGAGGCGATTGTCGATCTTGATGTCAACAACACCGACCCGAGAACCCATGCTGAAATCATGGTTGATAAGATTGAATCTGTTTTGCAAAACCGAGCCGATGCGGATGTTTCAAATTATTCAATCAACGGTCGTTCCCTGGTCAAGTTGTCGATTGATGATCTTTTGAGGTGGCGAGATTACTATCGGTCTGAATTGGCGATGGAAAAAAGAAAAGAACGTGTGCGACGAGGCAAAACGACCGGCGCAACGATCAAGGCGAGGTTTTAGAGATGGGTGTTTTTGATTTCTTAAAGAGAGACGCGAAACCGAATAACCGCCGTTCATACAAGGCCGCTCAAACGGGGCGGCTCTTTTCAGATTTTGTGGCATCGAGCCGATCGGCGGATGCGGAAATCCGGCCGGCGCTTAAATCAATTCGACATCGATGCCGAGATTTGGCCAGGAATGATGAATATGCGCGGCGGTTTTTAAGCCTAATGAAAACCAATGTGATCGGCGATAAGGGTGTCAGCGTCCAGGTTAAGGCCAAAAACGCCGATGGTTCTTTTGATTCACCTGGCAATTCGATCATCGAGAACGCATTCAAGGCATGGACGCGCAAGGGTATTTGCACAGTCGATGGCCGGTATTCCTGGAAAGATGCTCAAAGGTTCGCAGCGGAAGCATTGGCGCGTGATGGTGAATTGTTGGTTCGCCTGGTCACTTATCCAGGCAATCAGTTCAACTTTGCGATCGAGTTCCTCGAGGTTGATTTGCTCGATGAGGATCAAAACGAAGACCTGCCCAATGGCAACAAAATCCGCATGGGCGTTGAGATCGATCAGTTCCACCGTCCGGTTGCTTATCACCTTTTGGCCTCTCACCCTGGCGATGCGGAGTATGCAACAACCCTGGCGAAAAAGCGCACTCGCATTCCGGCGGAAAAGATGTTGCACATTTACGCGCCAGACCGCGCACAGCAAACCAGGGGCGTTCCTTGGATGGCGGCAGCGGTTGCACCTCTGAAGCAACTTAACGGCATGAGAGAGGCTGTCCTGGTCGCTGAGAGGGTGTCAGCCTCAAAGATGGGGTTCTTTGTGTCACCGAGCGGCGATGAGTTCGTTGGCGATGACATCGAGAACTCTTACACGCCGATCATCGAGGCCAATCCAGGCACATTCCATCAACTTGCACCTGGTCAGGATTTCAAGACATTCGACCCATCCACCGGATCGAACAATTTCGCCGACTTTGAAAAGGCGATTTTGCGAGGCATTGCATCGGCGCTTGGCGTTTCTTATGCCTCGATCTCGAATGATTTGACGCAAACCTCATATTCCTCGATCCGCCAGGGCGCACTCGAGGATCGTGATTTCTACAAGGTTTTGCATGATTTCATGATCGAGCATTTTGTTCAGCCGGTTTTCCGAGCCTGGTTGATGGCCGCGATGGATAATGGCGCAATTCCTATCCCACCAACTCGGTTTGATAAATTCGCCGACAATGTTGAGTTCAGAGCGCGGGGTTTTGCGTGGGTCGATCCACAACGCGAAATGAACGCATCGGTCATCGGTCTAAACTCTGGCATCCTCTCGATGCAGGATGTTGCCAACCAATATGGCCGCGACATCGAGGATGTGATGGATCAAATCGTTCTCGAGAGACAGATGGCCGATGATCGCGGGATTGACATTGCTTTCCAACCATTCGGCGGCGGTCAGTCAGGATATGGGCCGATGAAGTTCATGCCGGCGATGGAGCGACCCGAGGAAAACGACGATGGCGACTGATTTCCCGAAAAAAGGCGACGATCTCAAGATTTCTTTGCGGAACTCTGAATATCCGCAATTCGATCGAGACTTTGCCGAGAACATCAAAGAGTTCAATCCGGATGTCTGGCAAGCCGGCGGGAATATTCGCGGGAATGATGCTTTTGTTCTTTGGGGCCGCGCCAGGGAAGGTTCCGAAACCGAGGGCGTTTTGGATTGGATCAAAGAGCGTGAAGCCTGGGCCGCACGGCATTTCGGCGATGGTGAGCAATTCGCCGGCGGCGACCTCGAGCCGAATTTGTCCAATGTTGGGGGCGTGATCGCTCAGATCAAATGGGGCGTGATTGGCAACCTGGGCGAACAAGTGATGAAAGATGTCATTCTTGAATTGGTAAAAAAGATCGAGGGCAAGAAAGATCGAGCGATCGAGGATTTGACCGAAGCCGCTCAAAAGGCGTTAGAAAACAAGGTCGAGGAACACAACGCCGATTATGGCGACGATCCAACAACCCGCGCAACCCTTGGAATGTTGGCCGAATCTTATTTGCGAGGCATCGGCGCATACAAGACAAATCCAGGCTCGGTTCGGCCTGGTGTATCGTCACCGGAGCAATGGGCTTTTGCCAGAGTCAATTCTCTGCTATTCTGTCTGAGAAATGGCAGGTTTCAAGGCGGCAAGCACGACACCGATCTTTTACCGGAAGGGCATCCGGAATCGACAAAGGGTCAAGATGAGGAACGAAAAATGGATGAACAAAGGCACATCAAGAACGTGACTGAGACCGATGACTCTTACATCGTCGAGTTTGGCAAATCCGAGGAAATGCCGGAAGTTGAGGCCGCAGTCGAAATGGACGCCGAGAACGGTGGCCACCTCGAGGATGAGCGCAAGGCACCGGCGGAAATGGAAACTCGCAAGTTGGCGATGCGGATGGATGCGGAAATGGATTCTGAGGATGATCGGCGGATGTCGATCTCGGTTTCCAGCGAGGCACCGGTCGATCGTTCGTTTGGCGTTGAAATCTTAGATCACAACGATCGATCAATCGATCTTTCATTCTTAAACTCGGGCAACGCACCTTTGTTGCTCGATCACGATCCCGAGAGACAAATCGGGGTCATCGAATCTGTAAACCTTGATTCCTCGGCGCGGCGACTCCGCGCGACGGTTCGGTTCAGCAAGGGCCAACTTGGTTCCGAGGTTTACGATGACGTTCGCGATGGTATTCGCAAAAATGTTTCTATTGGATACCAAATCGGACGTATGGAACGCGATGAAAGAGCGGAAGGTGGGAACACCTATCGCGTTCGTTCGTGG